TGTCAGCTTGAACGCCGCCCGGTACCCCGCGCTCTTGGTGTTGCTGACACGGTGGCTTTCGTCGACCACGACCATGGAGAAGCCCACGAAGTCCCGCAGGAATGCCGTCGCCAGCTTGCTACCGGTGGGGGTTTGCAGGCCCTCGAAGCTGATGGTCAGAATACGCAAGCACTTGTCCTTCGTGCGCAGCTTGCGTGATAGGAGATCTAGGGCTCGCTTGCCCATGCCGGTGCTGTACGCGCCGCCGGTCCAAGGCACGTCGGGGCTGATGTGGGTCGGGATGGCATCCTCCACCCATTGGCGGTGTACGCCGTTGGGCGCCACCACGACAAGGGCGAAGACCTTGTCGTGGTGGTGCAGAATACCTGCATGGTCAATAGCCATCTTCGACTTGCCCGTGCCAGGCCGGCACAGCAGGGCGTGGCACACGTCGCGCCAGTGGTCCTCAATGACCCGCGCCTGTTTACCGAGCGGCGGGTGCTTGTAGCGGTAGGGGGTCATCGTGGTTTAAAGACTAGTTCACCCGTAGCGTCGATCCCCACGGCGATACCCACGGCGATACCGGTCATCGTCGCCAACAGTGTGTTCCCGTCGTCCGCGTTGTAGAGTCTTAATGCTCCACCCAGCGTCACTAGATCACCGGCGCACACACAAACCGGTACACCGAACAGGCGCGCCGGCAATAGCTCAAGGGTAATGATCTTGCGTACAGGCATCAGTACAGATGACCCCACGTAGGCGGGCGCAAAACCAGCAGCCAGAATACCGGCAAGAAGTGACCGGCGCTGTATCACTTCATCCTCCCGCACAGCTCACGCAGGAGGTCCAGCGTCTGGGTGCGTGTGGTCGCCGGATGGTCCAGCGTGATCGTAGGTAATGGGGTGGGCAGCGGTTGGGTGCCGGCCAGGACAGCGGGCAGCTCTACGGACGGTACGCAGTAGCCGCGCACCGCACGGAGGCCGCCATGATTGGCATACCGGAACAGGAACCCGCACCACGCAGCCAGGGCCATCGATGGTCGCCGGTAGTGCTTGACCGACGACGGGCTGTCCCAAGAGGTGTACCGCGTTCGCTTGGCCGCGAGGCGATATACGCCGTCGGCGGTCTGGATGATGAGCGTATGGGTGGGCGCTGGCTTGCGCATGGTCTTCCTTTCTTTTGACGGGGCTACTGTAACCTAGCGGGGGCTGTTACAAAAGAGTTGAAGAAAAGTGAGTTGGAGGTGTTGACGACGTACTCAGGACAGGCTACATTAACTCATCGACACACCACCTGGAGAAAGTAAGATGAACGAATTCGTAGGCCCCCTCCGCCAAGGCGTCGCGCGCATTGGCCGGTCCGGCACCAAGCTGCACCCCGTCGTTGACATGGTGTGGAGCGTAGGTAACGGCAACTTCGTCAAGAGTCTTCACTTTCATTGCTCTTGCACCGGCACCAACAATGGCCGTGCTCACAACACAGCACAGATCTATTGGGGCCACACCAACGCCAACTGCGGCAACCGCTAGAGCACGGGTGAATCCTACAGGGCCGGACCCACGACGCGGGGTCCGGCCCTGTTGTTTTAGGGGGTAGTGTGGTGTAACGTACAGACCCCGTACACAGAAAGGTAGAACACGATGGAGTTAGCGTCCACTAACAACACCGACATACTCGAGGCGATGTTCTCGCGAATGCCGGCCGACCACAGGGCCGTGCTGTGCTCCGTGGTAGGCGATCCAGGGGTCGCCGAGGGGTACGCCTGGGGTGGCACGCCCTGGGCGCGTGGTCAGCCCTGTAGGCTGCTTGCCGGGGCGAACAACTACGTTGCCATCTCCTCATTCCGTGCGTCTGAGGAGGACGAGCGGTTCCGACGGCGAAAAGACCAGTTCGGGGCGTGCCATGCCGTGATGGTTGATGATGTGGGCACCAAGTTGCCGCTACAGGCGTTGCCGCCCGCAGCGGCCCTCGCGCCTTCGATGGTGGTGGAGACGTCGCCCGGCAACTACCAAGTGACATACTTTCTTGATCGGCCCGTGTTCGATCAAGAGTGGGTCGAGGATGCCATCCGGCAGATGATCCACCGGCTGACCGGTGGGGGACTTGATCCGGGGATGAGCGGTGTGACCCGTGTGCTCCGCTTGCCCGTTGGTATCAACGGGAAAGCGAAGTATATGCAAGACGGGCGCCCTTGGGGCACCCGCCTCGCCTATTGGCGCCCAGACATCCGATCCGACTGGCAACACCTGTGCGACACGTTTCAGGTTGTCCGCAGACAGCGCGTGTTCGCACAGCCCGCGGACGCCATCCAGGTCGAACGCAAGCGGTGCTTCGATCTGGTGCTCAAGGGCCTAGAGAGCCTGGGCCTAGTGCGTCGCCGACAGCGTGGGTGGTTGGATGTCCGATGTCCGTGGTTGAAGCTACACACGGACCGCAACGACACCGGGGCGGCCGTGGCCTACCCCGCGACCGCCAACGGGTGGTTCGGTGGCTACAAATGCCACCACGGGCACTGTCAGCATAAGGGCTGGGGTGACCTCGAGGACTGGGTGTTTAACCAAGTAGTCAAACAAGGACGCGCCACGCGCGGAGCATTGCAGCCATGACAACAGCTAACCCGTTTGAGGGTATGGGTGAAGAACACGATGACGCAAACAAATACAAGCCAGCGGGGGAGGTGCCGGCCCTCGAGGCACCGAACATCGAACGAGGGTATGAGATCCAGGGGGCGGGGATCACGGATCGGCTTGTTGTGCACCGGCTATATGACCGGTACTCTTCGAACTTTGTTTGTGCCGACGGGACGCTGTACCTGATCAACCCGGCGACGCGCCACTGGATGACCGGGAACCTGGACAAGCACTTCAAGGCCTATGCCATGTCGGCATCGAACTTGTATCACGAGGAGTATGCGGGTCTTGTAGCGGCGCTCGCGCTGTTACAAGAGGGGGCCCCAGGAGCGGAGATCAGGCGTGAGCAGCTTGTGGCACAACGCGCCGCGGCACTAGGGATGATCAAGCTGCTGGAGAAGGGGTCGGTCATGAAGACCGTGGCGCAGTTCCTTGAGGCCCTGGTGATGGCGAACAAGGCGCGTACACCGGTGACGATGGACCACGGTAGGGACGTGCTGTCTTGTGCGAACGGGGTGGTTTGTCTTCGAGATGGCACGCTTCGGTACGCGACCCCGGAAGATCGGCTTACGCGATCAACTGGGGTTGCGTACAAGAGTGACTTCCCGACCCATTGGTGGGAGGAGGTAATCCTAACCATCTGCAACGGAAACGCCAGGCTGGCAGAGTTCCTGCAGGTGTGGTTCGGGTACTGTGCGACCGGAGAGGTGCGTGAGCACTCGATGGTGGTGTTGTACGGTGCGGGACGCAACGGCAAGAACATCATGGTTGATGCGGTTGCGCAGGCTTTAGGGACATATGCCAAAGCGCTCCCCCACGGCTCGCTAGAAGCGCACCGTGGTGAAGCGGGGATGGACAACAATAAAGCGTACATGACCGCACAGCTGAGAGGGTCCCGCATGGCCTACACCGGGGAGACCGAGCAGGGGTCGTCGCTGAAGGAGTCGTGGATCAAGAGTCAGCTCGGGGACGCCGTCCTGTCGGGACGCGCTCCACGAGGCGACTTCTTCGAGTTCCAACCGACACATAAGTTGACACTGTCGACGAACAACAAACCGAACATACGCGGCGGTGAGCACGCGATCTGGGCGCGGTTGCACTTCGTGGAGATGCCTGTGATCTTCGGCGACGAGGCACAGATCGCTGACGGTGTGGCCCACAAACTGGCGAACGAGAAGCTGCTCGAAGAGGCGGTCAGCAAGAACGGACGCGAGGCGATCCTGCGCTGGATCGTGGAAGGGGCGGTGAAGTATTACAAGCGCGGGTTGAAGGCGTATGTGCCAGCCGAGGTCAAGGCCACCACGTCGGCGGCTCGCGAGGAGCAGAACATCATCGGGATGTTTTTGCAGGAGATCACCGTGCCGGTGTCGGCGGCCGAGGTGGCAAAAGTACAGGCCCTGGAGGGCGGTGGGGCCAACGCCAAGGCTTTCAGCGCCCTGTCCACACGGGAGCGGCTGCGGGTAGAGAAACGGCTGTTTTTCCGGATGTTCCAGCAGTGGTGCAACACGAACTCGTATCCGCCGATCAAGTCGCCGATCACGTTCATCTCGAGGTTGAAAAACACCGACCGCCAGTGGCGGGCGGAGCCGGGTGAGGACCCCAGGCGCATGCCACGGGTGGGGGACGTGTACGTCGGTAGTACGTCTTTTTACAGGTACGTGCGATTGTCGACTGCGGGAGAACGCTTACAGGAGGAGGTCGTGCAGTTGGACGCTCGGGCCACACGACCGGACATGTATGGAAGCGACGACTAACGTTAGTGGACGCTCACGTTCGTGGACACCAACCGAGGGTTAACCAACGAAACCGAGGGTTAACCCACCCAGGGAGCGGTGTACGGTGTACGGTATTTAGGGTCCCCCTCTATCCAGCTTATACGGGTGTGTGTTGTGGGGTAATGGGTAAAAGGGGGAGGGGACCTTACACCGTATCGGGTGGGAAAACCCTCTGAGGGATAGCTACGGTTTTGAGAGGACACTTTGAGTTGAATGAAAAACTGTATTCGTGCTCACTGTTGACAATGAACGCTCTCGTGCGGTACCCTCCGTGCCGTTCGGGACATGGGGATGCGGTGTGGTAACACGCAAGACGAGGGCTGAGAACGCGACATCGCACGAGGTGGGCAGCACGTCGCGCTACGATCCCCTCATCTGCGAGTTGGTCATCGACTACAGCCTCCTCGGGGCAACCCTCGCGGAGATCGCGACGCTACTCGAGATCAGTTTTCCGACGCTGCTGTCCTGGCGCGACAAGCACCCCGAGTTCCGGGCCGCGCTGCTTGAGGGCAAGGAGATCGCCGACGCCCGCGTGGCGAAGAGCCTCTACCGGCGAGCCATCGGCTACAACCACCCCGACACTCACGTCTGTGTCATCGACGGCCAAGTGATTCAGACGCCGATCGTGAAGCACTACCCGCCCGACACGGCAGCCGCGTTCATTTGGCTGCAGAACCGTCGCCGCGGCGACTGGAAGCATCGTCGTCCGGATCAGGACGAGGTGACCCCCGAGCAGATTGCCATTGAAGCACAGCAGGCCATCCAGAACGCGATGGCCACGAGCGGCGGTGCGTGAGTGAACGCCGTTGTCACGGCGCCGGTGGCGCAGACCCCGGCGCCGTACAAGCGGTTGTACCCGCTGCGCTTCCACCCCGAGCAGGAACGACTGCGCCGTAGCAAGACCCGGTTCCGAGTGGTCCCGGCCGGCCGCCGCAGCGGCAAGACCGAGCTGGCCAAGCGCAAGGTCGTGGTCGAGGCGCTGCAGGCAACGGGGTGGGCAGACCCCAGGTTCTTTGCTGGTGCGCCTACTCGGGACCAAGCCAAGGCCATTTACTGGGCCGACCTGAAAGCGATGGTACCGCGCACCCTGGTCGCGGACAAAAGCGAGTCGGACCTGACACTGTGGCTGCGCAATGGGGCTGAGATTTGCGTGGTCGGCATGGACCGTCCTGAGCGCATCGAGGGTCGGCCGTGGAACGGCGGCATACTCGATGAGTACGCTAACATGAAGCCCGGCGCGTGGGGCGAGAACGTCCGCCCGGCGCTGTCGGACCGTCGCGGCTGGTGCTGGCTCATCGGTGTGCCTGAAGGCCGCAATCACTACTACGATCTCTGGAAGTACGCCAAGAGCGGCGTCGACGCTGAATGGGACGGCTACCACTGGGTCAGCCGTGACATCCTCGACCCGGCCGAAGTGGAGGCTGCGCGTCGGCAGCTCGACCCGCTGGTGTACGAGCAGGAGTACGAAGGCAGCTTCGTCAACTTTGAAGGGCGCTGCTACTACTCGTTCCTCGAGGCCACGCACTGTGCGCCGTTGGCGTACAACCCGACGGGCGTGCTGAACCTGTGCTTTGACTTCAACGTCGAGCCAGGTGTGTGCGCTATCGCACAAGAACAGAAGCTGCCGGGTCAGTACGAGCGCGACGGGTTGGGGGTGATGGACCTGAGTCAGCCCGTTGTCGGTACGGGCATCATCGGTGAGGTCCACATCCCGCGTAACAGCAACACCGAGGCGGTGTGCAATAAGGTCATCAAGGACTGGGGCACGCACCGCGGGCCGGTGCGCTGCTATGGTGACGCTACGGGCGGTGCCCGAGGCACGGCCAAGGTCCAGGGCAGCGACTGGGACATCATCCGCACGGCGCTGCGGCCTGTGTTCGGCGACAGGTTCAGCATCCGCGTGCCGGCCGCCAACCCGGCCGAGCGCTCGCGCGTCAACGCCATGAACACACGCATGAAGGCCGGCTGCGGCACGATCCGGTTCATGGTCGACGCCGCCAAGGCGCCCAACGTTGTCAAGGACCTAGAAGGCGTGCGCACGTTGGCCGGTGGGTCGGGCGAGATCGACAAGAAGGCGACGCCCGCACTGACGCACGTCTCCGACGCTATCGGCTACTACGTCGTCAAAGAGTTCCCTGTCCTCAAAACCACGGCGGTCAGTGTGCCGTTCAGCGCATGAGCGATTCAAGAATTCTGCACGAACTGGCCGGGGCCGCGTCGTTGTGCTGGTCGCCGAATCCGTCTGGCGTTTTTGATTCTCAGGCTGCGCTTGGCCATGTTGAAAAGGCACTTTCTGAGTTGCGATTGGATTACGTGCCGCGCGACGATGCGGTGTGGCGCGCAACGGTGGACAACATGCTTACTACGGCGCACATGGTCGCCAGCGACGATCCACGTGAGTCGATCAACCGACTCATCGATTGGCACGTTCAAGTCGCGCTTGACCCGTCTGTGTCGTCGGATGCGCAGGCGCTGATTGATCGTGGCCGAAGCGAGGGGCGCGCAGAAGTTCACATCAGAATGCAAGGTGCCGACCTTGATAACTTCGATGAGGCGTCATGACCACTGGCGTCCAACACACCTCCCTGGCCGTCGATCTGATGCGCCCGGACTGGGCGCTGGCGGCCGCACTGCTCGGCGGGACCCGCACGATGCGGGCCGCGGGGCAGACGTACCTGCCGAAGTGGCCGAAGGAAGAGACGGAGGCGTACACCACGCGCCTCGGCGTCTCGGTCCTGTTCCCTGCGTACCAGCGCACGGTGCAGACGCTCGCCGGCAAACCCTTCAGCAAGCCCATCACGGTCGGCGAAGACGTGCCCGCGCGCTTCGCGCCGTGGCTCGCGGACATCGACCTGCAGGGCCGCAACCTCGACACGTTCGCATCGGACGTGATGCAGACGGCGCTCGGCTACGGCCTCGCCGGCATTCACATCGACTACCCGCCCGCTCTCGGTGTGCGCACGCAGGCCCAGGAGCAAGCCGCTGGGCTGCGGCCGTATTGGATCGAGGTCAAGCCGCAACAGATTCTCGGATGGCGCGCCGCGCGCATCGATGGCGTCTGGAAGCTGCTGCAATTGCGCATCGCGGAGGTGATTGAGGAGCCGGATGGCGAGTTCGGCACCGCGGTGGTCGAGCAGGTGCGCGTCCTGGAGATCGGTCGGTGGCGTACCTACCGAGCCAGCGACGCCGGGGCCTGGACGCTGTTCGAGGAGGGCATCACGACGCTGAGCATGATCCCCTTCGTGCCCGTCTACGGCGGGCGCACCGGGTTCATGACCGCTGCTCCGCCGCTCATT